GTTACGATGAACGCGGAATCATTGATATTGAAACTGAGCGTCGTTCCTCCGTTGATGAGATCGGGCGCTTGGGTTGCTACGGTGACCGCACCGGTTCCGGAGTTACGAAATTGTATGTAGTAATTGTTTGAGACTGAGGCCGCCGTGGGAAGCGTCAACGTGCCGCCGCCGCCACCGGTCCAGTTCAGAAATTTATCGCGGTCAGTGGACCCCGCCGTGTAGTTCGCATTGAGGCCGGAAACGGCCATGATCTGCTGAAGTACAGCGCCGGATGCGGCGAGCCCAGGTCCCGCCAAGGCTGCGGCGCTCGCTGAAGAGGTGCCCGCGCCAAACTGCACGGTGCCCCAGGTTCCGGCGAGAGTGGAGTTGTCAGTGATATATAGGTAGTAGGCGATGCCTGCGCCAATCGAGACGATGGTGCCGCCTGCCGCATCCAAAACCGTCACGGCATCCGCGCCGAGATTGAAGAAGATGCCCACTTCTCCGACCGACACGTTGAGTGCGGAGGGCATCTGCAGGGTGCATCCCGGACCGCCCGGCGAGACGTTGTTGATGCGCCCGACAATGGTAGAACTGGCCGGATAATTGTCTGTGGGCCACGTCAATACGAGCGTGCCGCCGCTCGCTATCGTCAGAGTCTGGAAGTTGGTCGGGCTGGGCCAAATGACCGCACCGCTGAATACTGCCGTGTAACTGGTCATTGGCTACCTACTGTCTGTCGTGTCTGAGTGGCGCGGCTCACGAGGTCCTGTATGTCTTCGTTTGACAGCGCCTGCATCCCCTGCTGATACAATCCTTCCCAGGTCGGGATACGTCCGTCATCCTTCAGAAAGGGCGTGCACTCCAACAGCGAGGAGTACAGCAGCACCTCTGGTGCATACTGCGTCAGCCAGTTTGTCTGATTGACGGCATCGAGCAGCGCGGGCAGTTCCCAATACAGCACTTCAAATGGGTATGCCTGGTCTGGCGTCGGCGCGAATATCCAGTTGTTGTAGTTATAGTCCGCATAATATTGAGGCTGACCAGTTGCTGTGTCGTCAGGCCAGAACGAGCGGATAAACTCATAGCTCCGTGGCACAATCAGCGTACGGACCGTGTATTGGCGGCTGGTGCGGTTGTAGTTTCCGAAGTTGAACGAGATGGTTTCTCGCCAACGATCCGGTTTTGGAAGCACCGCGGTTCCGGGCACAAACGTGCTGGTTACCGCCTGTTGAAATCCGAGGATTTTTACACTGCGCGCAATCCGACGCTGCGCGTTCTCAATCAACTTCGGCAATTGATTGTAAACGGCAGGGTCCGTCGTCTGTCCCCGCTCGAGATAGGCTTGCAGGTCGCCTATCAACGAGGTGTATGTCATTGCCGTGGCCAAGGACTATTTCGCCTCCGCCGCTGGCGATGCCTCAGCAGGTGCCGGAGGCGCAAACTGCTTTTCGAGCTGCGACATAATTTCCGCTTCCACAGGAGCGGCATCCTTGTGGAGTATTTCCCCCAGTGCGGTGAGCAGTGTTTGAACCATGGCGGCGGTCAGGCTCAATGCCACCTTGGTTTGCGGAGCGATTTGCATGTGCGTACGGCTGGCGCTTATAGGAAGTAGTAGGGAACTGCGACGAAGTTGCCGGCGATGTTGAAGGCCGCATAACCCAGGACGGTCGCGGGCAGCGCACCAGTGCCACCGGCACTAGCCGTGTTCTGTGTTGGAACGTTGAAACGAACCGTGTTGCCGCTGACCCCAAAAGCGCAATCGCCATTAGCAACCAATGCGAATCCGCTCGACGGTGCGGCGATGTTGACTGAGCCACTAGCCGCTATGGTCAGCGATTGCGCGCCGACTCCACTGTCACCACGCACCCAGAAGTTGTGCGTGCCGGAACCGGTGAACGCGATATAGTTCATGGTCCCTTGAAAGTCGTTTCTGACGCGGCCTGTGTTTGTTCCGTTCGCGAAGAAGTCCAGTTCGCTCTGTGCGGATGCACTGTTGTTTAGAAATCTGAGCTGCGAGGTTCCTACGCTGGTGTTCGTAAAGTGGAAGTCCAATACCGCCTGCCCGCTGTTGCTTTGCGTAATGGATTGCGCCGATGTAGCGGATGACGGACTGCCGACAGTAAGCGGTCCGGCGAATGCGACAGCGCTGACGGTGGTTCCACTGCGGGTGACATCGAGCCAAGTCGTGGCCGTGCTGTTGGCATCGTTTATGAGCCGAAATTGCAGATCCGTGGCACTGGCAAAGGAATCCCAGATTTTCGCATCCGCCGCGCCGGTCGAATTGACCCACCACATTTGGGGGACACCGCCCGTTGTAGCTCCGAACAACATCTGCGATGTGCCGGCGCTGACGGATGGGCGGGTGCCGGTCAACTGCAGGCCGCCGTTCATTTGCGCAAGCCCACTTCCGCTGAAGGTGAACGTTGGGTTGTCCGTGCTGTTGCCAAACGAAAGCGCAGTCTGGGCAAAGTCAATCACGGAGTTGCCTGTTCCGGCATCCAGTAACTTGAGCCGCCCCACTGAATACCGAAGTCCGTTGCCAACTGGCTGAGGAAACTGTTCGCTCATGTAATCTCCGCAACGGACATGATGGCGTCTAGTGAGGTTGCGGCACTCGAAGTCACCCGGACCTGATCACCGGAGTTGAGGACGATCCGGTTTCCGTCGTCAGCCAACATGACCGCGCCGCCCACAACGACAGTCGCCCCCTTCACGACGTTCGTTGCGACAGAGCCAGTCCACAGATCAACCGTGACGGTCACGGAGGCGCCGGAAGTATTTGCGACGCTCAGGCCGGTCACGTAGACGCCCGTTGTCACGGAAGGCGCTGAATAGCCCCCTATCGCAGTTGGCGTTGTCCCGATGCTCTGACTGCGCTCGCTTCTCAATACTGTGGCCATTCAGTTAGGTTCCTGGGATGTAGGTAGAGCCATTGGATGAAACAGAGTCGGCCGGAGGCCATCCGGTATCGCCGGGCGCTGTGGGGGGCGTGGTTGGAACCTGCAACGGGACATCCGGTCGCACGAAATCCAACGTGATTTGGTCCGGCTCACGCGGGGGTAACCGGTATGGGTCCAGTTCGTCTAGGTCTTCCTGACAAACCTTCAGGCCCGGATAGTTGGGATCGTCGTACAGGAATTCCAAATGCATCTTGCGCGAGCAGCGCGCACACAGTCCGATGCCGTAGTTAGGATGCCCAGTTGGGTCTAACCAGTAACTCATCGGGTGTACTTGTAAATTTGAGGAATGATCTTCATGGGCGCGTTCTCGCGTTCTTCCCCGAGAGCGCGGCGACGTGAATTTGCGGCGTACGCCTGGAGAATGGGGAGCTGCGCCGGATCTACTTCCGGACATACCCGCGCCAACGCTTCGGCAAGCCCGTCCACGATGGCCAGCATCCAACGCTGCGGCGCTTCAATCCGTTGATTGAGCGTGCCCACGTCCATGATTTGGCGCGTACGCCATACCACAGCGCACGCCTGCTGTTGGTCCATGAGCTGCGGCACCGGCCAGAAGTGGATAATCGGCACCGGCTGCAATCGTTCGAACCAATATTGTCGGGGGCTGCCTGGGAATGTTCGCGGTGAGAGCTGGGACCATTCGTCGCGCGAGAATGCCGCCATGGGAACCTCGTACAGATTCCCGTAGAAGGCGACATTCGTAGCCGTGAAGGTCAGCCCGGCCGGGACCGGCTGGGCGATGACACGGTAGTACAGCGCCGGAGCGCTTCCGTCCAAGTCATATAGAGTCGTCTGTCCAATCGATGCGTTCGGACTCGTCGCAACCAACGTCGTCCACGTCGTACCATCGAGGCTCATCTGAATGTAGATCGGGACTGCGGGTGCGCCCCAGGTAATGCCTACCGTGTTGACTTGCGTCTGCGATGTCGGTGCATACGTGGTCGCTGCACTGCTCTGCAGCGGGTTCATGAACCGGTAGTTGACGTTTTTCTGGTCTATCGTGCCGGCCGGCATCGTCACGCCGGATAGGCCCTGCGTGAATGGCAGCAGTACGGTGTCGATAGCCCATAGCGGCGCCGGTCCGTTGGAGAGGTCCGAAAGAAACAGGAACAACTCGTCCTGCGCCTTCTGGACGATTTCATCGCTAATGACGGCCGCCCGCAGACGGCATCGATTGAAGGCGCGAG